CCAATGACAACTGAAATCAAAACAATCGAAGACATTCATACGGCCCTCAACGGTATCTCGGAAGTAATGACCGAAAAAGGTATCCTTGACCCGCGCCCAGATATTAGCTTCAAGCAGGGCGCGCGGTCGCAAGGGTGGCTCCATGCTGACGGCCTAATCGGGGGTAAGAACTGCGTTAGTTTTAATGGTAGCGACGCAACGATTGTTCTTGCAGATATGCTAGGCCACGTTGTTGCTCTGAAATCCGCAGATGAAGAGCGCGTGATTGCTTGGCAGAAAGACTTGGCGCACGTCATCGACGAGGGCCACGACTTGAACTTGCCCGACAACGTGCTTGATCCGCTTCGCTCATCATCCCAGGCAATGACCGAAAACCTTTTGGAGGTGACAACATGACCTACGCCACCGACGCACAACAACTGCAATGGGCTAATGAGGATGAGGCGGAGCGCAAGGCTGTAGCCGACCTGAATTACCTCGACGACGCCCATATGTGGCCGCTTGATCCAAGCGCGTCACCTGCACATAGCAATCTTGAATTTTACCAACGTCGGGGCGAATGATCCGCAATAAGGAACGATGAAATGAACACTGACGGAAACCTAGACGCCATTGAGCGCGAACTTGCAGAGCAAGAGCGGTATGACGCGGCCCAGCCAGAGGATGACATGTATTGCTCCCACTGCGATGAAGGCTTTGACGGGGCAGTAGATATTTGCCCAAACTGCGAAAAGGAACTGGATAAATTACCATGACTGACCAAGAATTGATCTCGAAACTAAAGAGCAAGATCACAACGCAGCGCAGCGAGATAGCGCGGCTGATACGCAAGATGGAGACGTTGACCACAGAGAAGTCTGCTCTGCTGCGTGACGTCAAATGGATGAGGGGAGAAGCAAAATGAGCGAGGACATGAGAGATGAGGTATCGCAGATTATGGCAGCGTTTGGGGTGGTGACATGAAGACTCCAGATAGAGCAGGAGACAACCGAGACCTGATGGCCCTACACTTAGTAGAGTCAGAACAGTTTAGCTGCACCGATGCTGGCAAGAAGTTGGGCATAACAAAAAGCGCAGTGATTGGTATGAGGTGGAGGGTCAACACGCAAGAAGTCAATGACCTCTGCGTAAAACCAGAGAATCAGGACGGAGGGATGCCAAACTTATGGTGGAGGGATTGGTGTGGATAGCCAGTTATATATCAAACTGTGGCGCAATCTGGTAAACGCTTCAACCAACTATAAAACCAGCGAACCGCACGTAGCAAGGCTCGAAGGACGAATGCTGTTGTTAAGGTTAAGCCACCCACCAAGACTTTAGACCAGATAAGCCCTAAATCAACAATACTAAAATTGGAAATAAAATGAATAGATCTGAAATTTTACAGCTTGCAGAGCATTATGTTTCAAAAGACAGATCCAAAACTCACGGATCGGCGGAGGATAACTTCACTGAGCTTGGTAAGCTGTGGGGATGCCGACTGGGGATTGATCTGCACCCGTCACAGGTCGCAATCATGCTGCTAGACCTCAAGACAGTGAGAGCGTGGAACAATCTGGGGAATGAAGACAACTGGGTCGATATGGCTGGCTACGCATCATGCGGTGGAGAAATCGCAACTAAGATTGATTAACATCTCAAACTAAGCTATATCTCAGCTATGCGTCCAGTCCGCTTGGCTGAGATAGAAGGTGTGAAATGGCTGTTAAACGAAAAGTAGGGCGTCCTAGTAAATACAACTCCAAGATGTGCAAGACTGTTGTTGAGTGTGGCAGGCAAGGAATGAGCAAATGCGAAATGGCTCTGGAACTTGATATTGCATACTCAAACTTCGACAGGTGGCAGAATGAAATACCAGAATTTCAGGAGGCCATAAAGGACGCAGTTCGTCATTCGCAGGCATGGTGGGAGAGAAATGGTCGCTTGGCTACATTCGGGGCCGTCGATGGGTTTAACGCCACAAGCTACGTCTTCAACATGAAAAACCGTTTCCGCGCCGATTGGAACGACACTGTTAAGAACGAACTGTCTGGCCCAGATGGCGGGGCAATCGTCCAGAAGATCGAGCGCGTTATTGTAGACCCAAAGGATTACCCTAATGGAACGACTGGCTGAACTGGCACAATACGATCAAGCATTTAACGGGGCTTTGATCGACGATGACTTCTTAGCCGCTGGCTTCACTCCAGATGAGGTTTCATCATACAGGTCTCAGACAGCACCACAGCCAATGATGCAGCCTGATCGGCAGGCAATGGCGGATCAATACGGAACACTTCAGGAACCAGACTATACGCTCCGTGAGCGAACGGCCCAAGGTCTCCAAGACTTTTTTTCAGACCCAATAAGCTATTTATCAGGTGAGTCACCAGATCCAAATGCTACATTCGGAATGGAACCATACAATGCAGGCGTCTTTTCTCGCAGAATTCTAGGCGATCCAAATTCATCAGGGTCAAGTTACGGCATGGGTCTTGCTGACTTCACACCGCTGGGTGCTGTATTCGGTGCGGAAGAGGGATATAGGACAGCTTCACGCGGCTATGAGGCTGGAGACCCCGTGCAGATGGGTCTGGGTGCCCTTGAGGCTGGTCTAGGCATGGCAGAGGCGTTTCCGTTGACGAAAGCGGTTGCTGCCCCTGCTGCGCGCGCTGTTAGGCGATGGACAAAAGGCGGACCTCAGAGCGTTGGTGAAGCCGCTTCACAAGCATATATGGTCGGAGAAAAGTTAAAATCTTTCACCGATTATGAGGGGGTCAAAGGAAAAGGCTCAAGCGTAAACATTCCAGACACCGGAAGAGTTGACGCTAGGCCAATCAGTGAAATTGAAAACGCAGCAAAATCTTACATGTCATCTAGGGGCATGGATGTAAGCGTTTTTGACGCTTATCCGGCCTTTAGTGAGGAAAGAGCGCGCCTGATTGCTGCTGCTTATGACATGATGCCTAATGACCCTAAAAACCCTGCTGTGAGGGATGCGTATGACGCCATGATTGAAGAAACATTGGCTCAGTACAAAACCTTAAAGGACAGCGGGATCAGCTTTAACTTTTTAAAGGAGGGTCAAACAGACCCTTATTCAAAGTCACCTGCTCTTGGCTACCAAGACTTAGTTGAAAATGGTCGCTTGGTCGTTTTCCCGACTGACTTTGGCTTTGGAACGGACAGCGCTTTTGATGCCGCAGAAAACCCTCTGTTGAAGCGCGTCGGGAGAATTGGGGATAAAGAGAACGCGGTTGCCAATGATGCGTTCAGGGCCGTTCACGATATATTTGGTCACTTTGGATCTGGAAACCCTTTTTTCAGACGGCAGGGCGAAGAAAGAGCGTTTTTGGAGCATTCAAGGATGTATTCCCCAGAAGCCAAGGGCGCTATGACTTCAGAAACCAGAGGCCAGAATAGCTGGCTCAACTCTGGACCCTTCGGAGAGAGCAACAGAACGGCTTTGGTAAACGATACGGTTTTTGCAGACCAGAAAACAGGGCTGATGCCGTCATGGACCTATGAGCCAAGCGGTATGCCAAGCGATGAAGAGGCCAAAGTGTTAATGGATTACATTAAAAGCAAGAAATGGAAATGAGAACAACATCCAAAAACTATTCTGGAAGCTGGGCTGATCTTGAAGACAAGGATGAGGAAATGCTCGCAAAGGGAAAATCCAAAATCCCAACAATTGCAGAATTGAAAGAATTTGCTGCAAAGGAAGGCCCGCAAACATTGTAAACTTACAGATAAACACACCCCGCTGGTCCCTGCCTATCGTTGATGGGGCCGGCGCACGTTACCTGGGCGCTCACGGTGGCCGAGGGTCTGGCAAGTCTCACTTGTGTGCAGAGATGCTGATCGAGCGCAGCATCATGGAGAAAGTGGACGCTGTGTGCGTTCGTGAGGTGCAGAAGTCTCTGGCTCAGTCAGTAAAGAAGCTGCTTGAGAACAAGATCAATGAGCTTGGCGTTGCTCACATGTTTCAGATCAAAGAGTTTGAGATCCGATCCGTTCACGGCGGCATCATCATCTTTCAGGGATTGCAGAACCACACAGCCGACAGCATCAAGTCACTTGAGGGCTACCAAATCGCCTGGGTTGAGGAAGCCCAGAGCGTTTCGCAGTTCTCGCTGGATATTCTGCGCCCCACAATCCGTAAGCCTGGTTCGCAGCTTTGGTTCACATGGAACCCCAGATACGACACTAACCCGATTGAGAGCTTGCTGCGTGGCCCAGAGCCTCCGAACAAAAGCATCGTGGTCGAGGTCAATTATCAGGACAATCCGTGGTTCCCTGCCGAGCTTCAGGAGGAGATGGAATATGACAAGCGCCGTGATCCAGATAAATACATGCACGTCTGGAAGGGCGATTACGTTCGCAACAGTGAAACCAGAGTGTTCAAAAACTGGACAGTCCAAGACTTTGAAGCGCCACCTGAAGCAATCCATCGCCTTGGTGCTGACTGGGGCTTTGCTACAGATCCCACAGTTGCTGTTCGCTGCCACATAGTAGGGCGCAAGCTTTACATCGATCAGGAGGCTTATCAGGTTGGCTGTGAGATTGTGGACACCCCATCATTGATTATGTCCATCCCAGAGGCTGAGAAGTGGCCTATGGTGGCAGATAGCGCCAGGCCTGAGACCATCAGTCATATGCGCAAGAATGGCTTTCCTAAGATACAATCAGCAGTCAAAGGCGCTAAGTCTGTTGAGGAAGGTGTTGAGTGGCTGAAGTCTTACGACATCATCGTGCATCCAAGGTGCCAGCACACCATCGATGAGCTTACGCTTTACAGTTACAAGACTGATAAAGACACGGGTTCCATTTTGCCTGTGCTTGAGGATAAAGATAACCACGTCATAGATGCTTTGAGATATGCATGTGAGGGCGCAAGACGCGCATCGGCGCAGAAGAAGCCAAAAGCCAAGCCAATTCCAACAATGATGCCTCTGGCTCGATGATTGTTTTTGGTTTAAATATGTTCTATAATTTGTACAAATCCTATTGCGAGGCAATATCGTGGCAAGAATGACCAAGCAGGAACGTCTATCAAGTGTGCATGAAGATGCCCTGCTTGAGTTTGACAACATCCAATCGTCAATGCGCGAAGAGCGCCTCCAGCGCCTTGAGGATCGGCGGTTCTACTCCATTGCTGGCGCTCAGTGGGAAGGCAACCTTGCAGAGCAGTTTAACAATAAGCCTCGGTTTGAGGTAAACAAGATCCATCTCAGCGTCATGCGGATCATCAATGAGTATCGCAACAATCGCATCGCTGTTGATTTCGTCAGCAAAGATGGCAACTCAAATGACAAGCTTGCTGACACTTGCGACATGCTATTCCGCGCCGATGAACAAGACAGCACTGCCGATGAGGCTTACGACAATGCTTTTGAAGAGGCTGTTGGCGGTGGCTTTGGTGCATTCCGTCTGCGCACTGTCTACGAAGATGAGTATGACGAAGACAACGACAACCAGCGCATCCGCCTAGAGCCTATCTATGATGCCGACACGACTGTGTTCTTTGACCTAGACGCCAAGCGCCAAGATAAGTCTGATGCCCGGATATGCTTTGTCCTGACAGCTATGAACCGTGAAGCCTACATTGCCGAATACGATGACGATCCAAGCAGTTGGCCCAAAGAGATCCACCAGTATGAATTTGACTGGGCGACTCCAGACATGGCCTACATTGCTGAAGTTTACCGGGTTGAAGAAGCTTCTGAGCAAATCCGCATCTTTGAGAACAGCGACGGTGAGGAAGAGCGCTATTCCGAACGTGACTTCGCAGATGATGAAGAGCTTGAAGCAATGCTTGACGCTATTGGCACCATTGAGGTCCGCCAGAAGCGCGTTAAACGCCGCAAGGTGCGCAAGTACATTATGAGCGGTTCAGGTGTCCTGGAGGACGCTGGCTACATCGCTGGCACTGAAATCCCTATCGTCCCTGTATATGGCAAGCGCTGGTTTATCGATAACGTAGAGCGTTGCATGGGTCACGTTCGCATGGCCAAGGATGCACAGCGCCTGAAGAACATGCAGCTATCTAAGCTGGGCGAAATCTCTGCGCTATCCACAGTCGAAAAGCCATTGTTTGCACCAGAGCAAGTCGCTGGCTTTGAAATGATGTGGGCTGAAGATAACCTGAAAAACTACCCGTATCTTCTGTTAAACACGGTGACTGATGCGAATGGCAATGAAACCCTAGCTGGTCCTATTGGCTACACTAAGCCGCCACAGATACCACCTGCACTGGCTGGCCTATTGCAGATCACGGAGCAAGACATCTCTGACCTTCTTGGCAATCAGGAAGCCGGTGAGCAAATCACGTCTAACATTTCGGGGAAAGCTGTTGAGCTAATCCAGACACGTTTGGACATGCAGACGTTCATCTATATGTCCAACATGTCCAAGGCGATCAAACGCGCCGGCGAGATTTGGCTGTCTATGGCCCGCGAAACAATGGTTGAACCCGGTCGCAAGATGAAGGGTCTCGGTGCCCAAGGCGAAATGAGCAGCCTTGAGCTTGGCAAGCCTATGATGAACCAAGAGACTGGTAAGATCGAATATGAAAATGATCTGAGCAAAGCCAAGTTTGATGTGACTGTTGATGTTGGGCCATCGTCTTCTTCTAAGGGTTCTGCGACTGTTCGCGCATTGATGGGCATGATGCAGATCACACCAGACCCAGAGACCCAGCAAGTGCTTGGCGCTATGGCGATGATGAACATGGAGGGCGAAGGTCTTTCAGAAGTTCAGGACTTCTTCCGTAAGAAGTTGATCCGCATGGGTGCTGTTGAGCCAACAGATGAAGAGCAAGAAGCGCTGACAGCAGAACTTGAACAGCTTCAGGTCCAGCAAGATCCGCAGTCAATGTATCTTGAAGCGGAGGCATCCAAGTCTCAAGCCCAGGCACAGAAGGCACTTGCAGACACAGAATACACAATGGCACGGACTGAAGAGACCCGCGCTGACACCATCGAGACGCTTGCTGGGATTGAACGCAGTGAACGCAAAGATGTATTGAACACAGCCGAGCAGCTTCAAAAAGTTGTTCAAGGCTCACAGATACGGCAACCGCCCAGCCGTGTATAATTGCAATGGGTGAGAATGAAACGGGAAACTATGACTATTGAAAAGGCAGAAACAGACGAAAGCATTGAGCTGGAAAATTCTGAAGTAGAGGATCCAGAGGTCATTACTGAGGATGATAGTGAGGTTGAAGAAGCCGAGCTTGAAGTCGATGATGAGCCTACTGAGGCTGAAGCTGAAGATGAGGATGATGTTGTTGTCAGTATCGCTGGGGAAGCGCCTAACCCAGAAGATGAGGAAGAAGCACGAGCGCCTGAATGGGTTCGTGACCTTCGCAAGGAGTATCGCAACGAGAAACGTCGAGCTAAAGAGCTTGAGCAGAAGATTGAGCAGTTGGAACGGGGCAGTACCCCACAAGCCCAGCCTCTCGGTCAGAAGCCCACACTTGAAGGCGTAGACTATGACACTGAGCGGTATGAGACGGAACTTGCCTCGTGGTATGAAAATAAGCGAGGGCATGACGAAAAACAGAATGTCGTTCAATCTCAACAGAAAGCTGTTCAGAAAGAATGGGATACTAAGTTGGAGAGTTACCACACATCTAAGACTAAACTTAAAGTTAAAGACTATGAGTTTGCCGAAGATGTTGTGCAGGACAATCTAAGCGTCATGCAACAGGCGATGATCGTCCAAGGTGCAGATAATCCTGCTCTTGTCGTTTATGCTCTAGGTAAGCACCCGATGAAAGCGAAGGAGATTGCCTCGATTACAGATCCCGTGAAGTTCGCTTTCGCCGTAGCAAAATTGGAAAGCAATTTGAAAATTAATGAGCGAAAAGCGTCATCAAAGCCGGAAAAGAAGATCAGCGGCACAGGCCGTCCCTCTGGATCGGTTGACAACACTCTAGATCGCCTGAGAGCGGATGCCGAAAAGACTGGAGACTTTTCTAAAGTTCTTCAGTATAAAAAGCAAAAGCGATCAGCTTAACCCTATGAAGGAAATGCCACATGGCTAACTCATTTTCAAAAGAAGAACGAGTCGCGTTTGAAAGCATCTTGGAGGGCTTCAACGATGCTCTCGTAATGTCTTCAATCGTCAGTAAATACAGCACCAATGGTCAACAAATGGAGCGCTCAAGCGACACCATCTGGCGTCCAATGCCGTACATCGCCCAGTCTTATGATGGTTCCGATGCTACATCTAACTTCGGTACAACACACAGTTGGCTGTTCCATCAACAATTGGCTACCAGAAGCACTCAACAGCATTGCTGACTGCAAAAGAACTGCGTGACCAATTGCAAGAAAACCGTCTGGGTCAAGCAGCAGCACAAAAGCTTGCTTCTGACATCAACGTAGCAACCTTGTCAGTTGCATCTAACCAAGGCACAATCGTTGCTGCTCGTAGCACTGCTGCAAGTGGCTATAGCGATGTTGCTGAAGCTGATGCCCTGATGAACGAACAAGGCGTAATGATGGACGGACGCTGCTTTGCTTTGTCCAGCCGTGATTATAACGGCATGGCCGGTGACTTGGCTGCTCGTGAAACCATGAACAACATTCCGACAGAAGCTTATCGTCGGTCTTATGTTGGTGAAGTTGCTGGTTTTCAGACCTTCAAGATGGACTATGCGAACCGCCTCACAGCGGCTGCTGGCGTAACTGTTACGGTAAACGGTGATGACCAGTATTACACACCTGCTGCAACCTCAACTTCTGGCACAGGCGAAACCTCAAATGTTGATAACCGCTCACAGAGCCTAATCATCGGGGTTTCTTCTGGTACGGTTAAAGTTGGCGATGCGTTTACTATCGCTGGTGTTAATGCCGTTCACCACATCACCAAGCAAGACACAGGTCAGTTGAAAACATTCCGCATCACTGCGATTGTTTCTGGCTCTGGTGGCGCTGGCACTGTGACTATCTCACCTGCAATCGTATCAGGCGAAGGCGCTACAGACGCAGAACTTCAATATCAGAACGTTACAGCAACGCCAGCAACTGGCGCGGCGATTACATTCCTGAACATTGCTTCTGCACCTGTAAACTGCTTCTGGCATAAAGATGCGATTGAATTGCTTCCTGCTTCTTTGGCTGTGCCAACAGATGCCGGTGCTGACATCATGCGTGCAACAACCGACCAGGGCGTTGAACTTGTGATGCAGAAGCAGTTCGACATCAACACACAGAAAACAAAGTATCGCTGGGATACACTGTTTGGTGTGGTAATGGTTCAGCCTGAAATGGCTGGCATCATGTTGTTCTCACAGGCTTGATGACAATCTGGGAGGGGCTTCGGTCCCTCCCTACTTTATGGAGAATTGAACATGGCTGTAATGCTTTACAAACACCCAGGCCCGCACAGTTTGCATGGCGACAAGTTTGACTATATTGTTGTGAATAATGACGGTGTTGACGATGCCGTAAAAGACGGATGGTCTAAAACTACAGATGAGGCCAAAGCTGGACCTGCGAAACAAAAGAGCGTTCGCAAGACCAAAGCTAAAAAGGAATAGGCATGGCATACACCAAGCGCGATATTGTCGATCAAGCTTTCGAAGAAATTGGTTTGGCGGGTTATGTATTCGATCTCCAGCCGCAGCAGCTTAACAGCGCTTTGCGCAAGCTGGATATGATGATGGCAACGTGGAACAGCCGGGGCATTCGCCTTGGTTATCCGCTACCTTCCTCACCTAATGACAGCGACCTAAATGAAGAGGTTGGTGTTCCTGACAACGCATTTGAGGCCATGTACCTGAACTTATCTGTTCGGATATCTGGTGGCTTTGGCAAGACTGTAAGCCCAGGGACAAGATCCGCAGCCAAGCTTTCATACAAAGAACTGATGGCAAACTCTGCGCTTCCAATTGAAATGCAGCTTGGCAATGAAACCATTCCGAGCGGTGCTGGCAATAAAGGCTGGCGCTACTATAACAATCCATTCCTGCGCGAGCCGCAAAATCCCTTATCTGTCGGTTCTGACGGCATCCTTGACCTGGAGTAAGACAAATGGCTAACATTAACCAGCTTTCTACAATCAGCACGCTGCAAGGCGGAGATCTGATACCCGTGTGGTCCACCAACAATGGTGACAGCCGTAAAGCATCCATGACAGCGCTCGCAGCGTACATGCAGAGCGCCCTGACGCTCCCTGGCGCACTAGCAACGCAGTATTCAGCCCCAAGCACCACAGGCTTCTCTGTGACCATCTCTTCGGGTGACACATGGCTAGTGCTGACGCCAACTGGCACACTGTCGTCTGGCGCTATTGTTTTGCCTACAGGCGCAACGGACAAGTCTATAGTAAGCGTAAACTGCACACAGATTGTCACTTCATTAAGCGTAACCTCTGGCAACACAGTCACAGGCGCACCTACAGCACTTGCGGTAAATGATTTCTTCACCATGCGTTATGACGCAGCAACAGCGGCGTGGTATCGCGTAGGATAAAATCAATGCAACTTCCAATTCTTAGCGGCATTTATGCGGATGCAACACCGGGCTTTAGGACTTCTTACCCAAAGAACTTAATTCCAGTACCGCTATCTAATGGCATTTCGACAGGATTTCTTAGACCTGCTGATGGTGTTGTGGAGGCTGGCACTGGTCCAGGCGTGGGACGTGGCGGCGTCAATTGGAATGGTGGATTGTATCGAGTGATGGGAACCAAGCTGGTTTATATCGCAGAAGATAATACTGTGACGGAGATTGGCGATGTTGGCGGCACAGATCGTGTGACATTCGATTATGGCTTCACTTATCTGGCAATCGCATCAAACAACAATTTGTTCTTGTACGATGGCACAACGCTAACGCAGGTCACAGATTCTGATCTTGGCACTGTCTTGGATGTTGTTTGGGTTGATGGTTACTACATGACCACAGATGGCGAGTTTCTGGTGGTTACTGACCTAGATGACCCGTTCGCCGTGAACCCACTTAAATACGGATCGTCTGAAGCTGACCCAGATCCGGTTACGGCGCTTTTAAAGCTTAGAAACGAAGTCTATGCCCTGAACCGATACACCATTGAGGTTTTTGACAACGTAGGCACCACTGGCTTTCCGTTCCAGCGTATCGCAGGCGCACAAATCCAGAAGGGGGCTGTTGGCACGCACGCCTGCTGCGTCTTTATGGATAACATTGCCTTCATGGGTGGTGGCCGCAATGAAGCTCCGTCTATTTTCATGGGGGCAAACGGATCAACTCAGAAGGTTGCCACGCGGGAGATCGAACAAATCCTGGCGACCTACACTGAAACACAGCTTGCATCTGCCTTCCTGGAGGAGCGGATTGATAAAGCCCACCAGTTTCTAATTATTCACCTGCCAAACCACACCTTGGTTTTCGACGGCGCAGCAACGCAGGCGATGAGCCAGCCCGTATGGTTTACGCTGTCATCAACTCTAACTGGGGACGGCCAGTGGAAAGCTTGCTCTGCGATCTGGGTTTATGACAAATGGCAAGTTTGCAACACTAGCAGCACGCAGTTTGGTTATCTGGATGACACCATTTCATCGCACTGGGGTGCGGAGATCGGCTGGGAGTTTGGAACCCAGATTACTTACAATGAAAGCAATGGCGCAATCTTTCACCAGCTTGAGTTGATTGCCCTGACTGGGCATGTCGCTGCAAATGCCTCCCCGACCATCTGGGCGCAGCATTCAACCGATGGGGAGACGTGGAGTGTTGAGAAGCCTGTACGCGCTGGGACGCTGGGGCAACGATCTAAGCGTCTTGTTTGGCTTCAGCAGGGTTACATGAACAATTGGCGCATACAGCGCTTCAGGGGCACCTCTGAGGCTCACATATGCATCTCAAGACTAGAGGCGCGGCTAGAGCCGCTGGCATTCTAATGGTAACGCCAATCACGCCCACCCGGAACCAAATTGCAAAGATGGCTCAGAACGATCCTGAGTTGACGAAGGCGATTGAGCAACTTTTCACAGTTTCTGGAACAACTACGCCTGCTGACATTGCCGCTCTAACGATTTTGATTGAGAACGCGGCGTTTAATGCTGGTGTTGCCAACAACAAGGCCGAAAGCTATCAGCCAAATTTCCAGAAGCTGGATTACGTTGACTTCAACCGGGTTGGTCCGCACGTTGCTGCGGCACGGCGTATGCAGTGGAACGATGACGATGGCACAATTGACTTTGGCCTTAACGATGATGTGGTGCTGCAAGTCGGTCAAGAAATGCAATTCTACGCCAAGAACACGTCTGGCGGTGCAATTGATAACGGCAGGCCGGTTATGTTTACTGGCGCTCTCGGCGCATCTGGAAAGCTTACGTTTTCAAAAGCTGTGGCTGACGGGTCTATTGCTTCACTTTACATGATGGGCGTTGCGACTGAAGAAATCCCTGACAATGGGTTTGGATACATCACCAGCTTTGGCAAAGTTCGCGGTTTTGATACCAGCGGAACGCCTTACAGTGAGACATGGACTGATGGCGATATTATTTACTTCAGCCCAACTGTTGCGGGTGGATGGACTAATGTTCTCCCAGTAGCGCCAAATCTTGATCTGCCTGTCGCTGTGGTTTTAAACGCTGGCGGATCTGGTTCAATCTTTGTTCGTATGAACACGGGGCAATATTTAACTTCACTGCATGACGTTCACGCGCCTTCGCCTTCTGATGGTCAGGTGTTGGCTTATAGTACCGCAAACAGTAGGTGGCAAAACACAACACCTATTTCTGCTAATGACGCAACAGCACGCACACTCGTTTGGTTGGAGGCTTACTAATGGCATATAATGACATCACCCCGATCAAGCTGGGTCAGGATGCAATCACAGCAAGCGTGACAACGCTCTATACTGTCCCAGCGTCCACTCGCGCCTTTGTGAAGAACTTGGATGTTGTAAACACATCTGCGGGTGCTTTGACTTATAACATCTTTCTTGTGCCTTCTGGCGATACAGCGGGAACTGCCAATGCTTTGTTCTATAACTTCCCGATCAGCAGCAAAGAAAACATTCAGTGGACTGGTACGCAGATCCTAGACGCGGGTGACACAATCCAAATTCAGGCATCCAGCACTGGCGTCACAATCACAGCAAGCGGGGCGGAGGCAATATAATGACCATCACACCAACAGTTCTGATCGAGCCTAAGTTGGCTGAAGCCACCAACACGGTACAATACAGCGCAACCGGCGTGAACGCCATTGTGGACAAATTCACTGTAACCAACAATGGCGCTGCGGCGGCAACCGTCACAATCAATGTCCCAACAAATCTTGGGACTGCTGACGCCTCAAACCGCATTGTGAATGCTCGAAACATTGAAGTTGGTGAGACGTACACATGCCCTGAACTTGTGGGTCAGGTGCTTTTGGATGCTGATTACATTTCCACAACATCCAGTGTGGCTACGACATTAACCATTCGCGCCTCTGGGCGTGAGATAAAACTATAGAGACTGAGGGGTTGGCAAAATGACAAATCTAAGCGATAATGCGGGTGCTGAGACAGTGGCCCACCAGCAGGCGATCCTTCAAGAGGACAGCCCATTGCAGCTTGTTGAGAGAAATGAAGAGTTTGCGGAGATCGACTTAGATATTGTCGAGGAATATCTTTTGTCTCAGGACCAGGCTGAATGCCCTGTTCAGCATTACTTCGGCCCAGGTGTATGTATCCGTGAATTGTTTGTTCCTGCGGGTTCTCTGGTTTTGAGCCATAAGCACAAAGAGCAAACAATGAACATTCTTCTCAAGGGCAAAGCGGCAGTCGTTATCAACGAAGAAGTCCGCGTTATCGAAGGGCCGTATATTTTTGTAAGTGAGCCTGGCAGAAAGCTTGGCTACGCAATTGAGGATGTTGTCTGGCAGAATGTTTTTGCCACAGATGAGACAGATCCAGAAAAGATAGAAGATCTGTTCGTTGACAAGTCTGATGCTTGGAAAAGCAAGCAAGATGAAAAGAAATATGCAGATGCGATAAGCCAAGCTGTTCGCAAGCAACTCGGAGGGATTAGCATATGAGCATGATGGCAACAGCGGTAATTGGATCGGCTGTCATTGGCGGTGTGATGCAAAGCAAAGCAGCTAAAACAGCAGCAGCCGCGCAAACACAAGCCGCAGATAAGGGCATTGCCGAGCAGCAGAGGCAGTTTGACAGAGTAAGGGAACTTTTAAACCCATACGTTGAAGCCGGTGGCGTAGGTCTTGAGCAGCAAATGGCACTGGGCGGTATGTCTGGTCCTGAAGCGCAGCAGGCTGCTATCGATGCCATTGAAGGCGGGGTTGAGTTCGAAACATTAACCCGACAGGGCGAAGAAGCAATTTTACAGCAAGCTTCTGCGACAGGCGGTTTACGTGGCGGAAACACTCAGGGCGCTTTGGCTCAGTTCCGACCACAGGTTTTGTCATCGCTTATTAACCAGCAATATACACGGCTGGGTGGCTTTACCTCTATGGGACAGAACGCTGCGGTTGGAGTTGGTAACGCGGGAATGGAGACAGGACAGAATATTTCGAACCTCTATGGCCAGCAGGGCGCTTTTGCTGCTAAGTCTGCCGTGGCCCAAGGCGAGGCTTGGGGCAATGCTATGGGTGGCGTCAGCAAGTACGCAGGCGGTGTTTCTTCTGGAACTTTCCCTGGCTTTGGTGGGTTTGGTGGTGGTTCGTCTAGCACAAACTCCATAAGTGGCCCTATGACCAGTTCCATGAGACCACCAGCGGGGACGTTCTAATGGTAAACCCTGTTGATTATACGATGAACGTCCTAAACCCGGTTGAAGGCTACATGCAGGGCTTGAAGTTTGGTGAGGGCATTCAGACCAATCGCCAAAACCGTGAACTGGCTCAAAACCAAGAAGGGCGGACGCAAGAAAAATTTGCTATGGCCAAAGAGGATCGCGCTAAAGACATTCAACAGCAGCAGGCTAAAGCCGCAGCAGCGAGAAAGCAGCAACAGCAAGCAGTGGCTGGCAGGGAAATGCTTTTTGAATACTATCAAAAGCAAAAGGATGGGAGCGCCACGCCAGATGATTTGCGTAAAGCCATGCTGTATTTCCCTAATCAGCTTGCAAAGTTTGAAGAGTTGAACCGGAGCTTCACAGAAGAAAGACGTGGCAACGAGGTGACGTTTGGCAGACAGGTTCTGTTTGGTTTGAAAAACAACCGCCCTGAAGCTGTTC